TTATATTCTTTCAATGTTATGCACATCTATCGCACTTGTTACAGTATTGCCAATACCGATAACTGCTCTGTCTCCATTAACCTGGATAACATCATATTCATCATAATAAAGATTAAATGCTCTATCTGTATCATAATCAACATTAAGAAGCACTCTTACCTTATCACCGGCTTTTATATCAGATATGTCACTTTCACCATCTGAACTGTCGCCTGCTGATACAATACATCCATCATTAACCCAACCTGTTCCGTCATCAATAAGATATGGATTGGAAGCCCAGGGAATAACCCTTGTTATCGTTCCACCTGTGAATCCGCTTGATGGTGTAAGTGCATCTTCTGATGTTGATGAAGCATATATTGCATTATACTCAACGGAATCCCCTATCTGGTACTGCAACTGCTCTGTGTCTGTCTCATCAGAGCCGGCGTTATTATCTTCATCCATATTATCGTTATCTTCAACATCATCATTCCTATGATCATACTCATTCGCTTTTGTAAGTCTGTCAAAGACTTCATCATACATTATGTCATAATCTACTCTTGTGCCATCATTTAAATAGTAGTCACTAGACTCCTGCGACATAGCGAATTTATCCTCGCATATCTTGCCATCATCATTCCAATGCGCTTCCCAGATGAGGGCGCCGTGTTCTATAAGCTCATCTACATTCATATAATCGTCAAGCCAGCTATGACTTGCGTAGATACCTTTTGCTGTGATATCTGATAATGCATCAAGCCATGTAAGTGCAAGTTCCTGTGTATAATGATAATCAATGCCATGTTCTGCCTTATATCCGTCTGCATCCTCTATGTCGAGATATAATCCCATTGTTGGATTACATTTGTTATACCACTCTCTGATGTGCGCAGCTTCACTTAATGATTCATCATTGTTTCCTGCATACTGATAAATATATAATCCGTATGGGATACCTCTCTTCTCACATTCATCTATATATGTCTGTGCCATGCTATCGCACTGGCTGCACTCACTATCATCTTCGCTTAAGTCATTGCCATAGGCGCAGCGGATAATCACGTAATCAAAGTTAGCTGCAATGTAATCAAAATCAAGTTCTCCCTGGTGTCTGCTTATGTCTATTCCTTTTTTCATAGTCTTATTCCTCACTTTCTTTTTATATATTTCCGCTATGTGCGCATAAAAATAGCACACATAGCGATTACTACATGTGCTCATTAGTTAATATATGTTTTATTGTTACTTACCTCTGGTACTGCCTTGTCCTCTGCAAGCTCATCATCATCTGGCAGTTCATCAGTATACTTGCTAAGAAACGTCTTAACATATAGCCACAATTTTTTAACAGGTAAACCGCATAATGCCATATTTTTTAATATACTTACAGTTTCATATGCTATATAGAGCAATGCAATAAATCCTGAGATTCCGATACTATTTCCGATATGCTGTCTTATTTCCTCCGGTAGGAATCCAATCATATTAAAACCTGTTATGTAATCTACAATTACAAGTAGCATTATTGATATAACCATTGCACACTTTCTTATTGCGCCATCGATGCCAAAGCAGCTGTTAAACTTGTGTTCTTTAACTGATCTTAATACTCCAAATATCGTATCAATAATTACTGCTATAATAACCAACTGAATCAACTTATTATGTGCGGCCGCTATATATATTTCTCTCATTGTCATCATAACTACTTATCCTCCTTGGTTTCTTCTGTTGTCTGCTTTGAATCATTTGCTTTTGCCGTTTCCTCTTTCTCTACGTATGCAGTTCTAACAAGCTCATCAAACTTATTATCAAATGCTGTGATCTCTTCATCATAAGCTGCCTTATCTGCGTAATACACAGACGAACTCTGAATAGTCTTTGTAATGCTAATTCCTCCATCTTCTGATAATGAAGAATTGCAATACATAACCTGCTTGCTGTCTGTTCCTGTACCGGTTTTGATTGTGCCCGACAGGATAATTTTCTTTGTCATTTCTAACATGTCTTTGTCCTCCTTGGATATAAAAATGGGTTTGAATTTACTTTACTTGATACTTAAATAAAATAAGTGAAATTGTAATATGTTTGTCCTTGATTTACTTTAATTTCCGTTTTGCTATAAATCTGCAATGCACCAGCAGGCGTTAATTGTCCGTACGCCACGAATGCTTCTGGGTTATATACTGCAACAGGAAATTTTATAACTTTACTCGGTCTGTAATTTTCGGGAAAAGTTGCAACCGTTGTCCAATTGCCACCCCTAATTGCTACAGTATTAATTAAACTAGCCGGCATTATATTTATTAGGGCTAAAGCAGGTGCGTATGTTATGATAGCATTTTCGCACGTTGTTGTTATATTGCCGCTTAACTCTCTTATCATATCATTATTATTCTTAATTCCATCCTCAAGATGATTCAGCCTTGCAGCACTCCAGGGAGTACTTCCACTTGGTCCATTTTTCCATATCTGTTTAACATATTCTATAAAATTCATAACTGTCTCCTTTCTACTAAAAAAGGACATCCGAAGATGCCCTTAATTGTTATGGTGTTCCGCTTGCCCAATAGGCTGTTCCACTTGAATCATAAGTAACTAAGTTACCATCGGATTGAAATGATACTCTTTGCCCATTTGGGTTGTAAATATTAATATTATTCCCATCGCTTTCAATCCTACAAGTTGAATTGCCGTTTTTAGTAAATTCTATTCTGTCTGGATATATAATGGTCTTGGTTTCCGCTGTCGAATTTGTGTCACCAAAAGTTACAACAACCTTTTCAGTTTTTAATCCGTCAATTCCTAAATACGTGTGCCTTAAATATCCCCACATATCTGTGGCTGAAATATCTATTATTCTACTAGCATTGCTCGGATCTATTTTAGCCGTAATTGAACTTGCTTTAGCGATAGGTGAAGTTGAGGTATTGAATTCTTCAAGTCCTGCCATCAGACGTTTAATTTTTACAAAATCTATCAAATCAATCGCACCATCGCCATTAAAATCATATAAACTCTTGTCTAAGCTACCAGTTGAATTGTTGTTTATTGCTGTCCTTACTGCATTTAACTGTTTAATGTTTGGCGGTATATATCCGTTCTTAGTAGTGTGCAATGAACTGCTTATGCTCCAGCCAGCCACACTTCCTAGTGTTGCACGAATAGTTCCCCCAATATCTGCATTTTTTGCATATAAATAGCCTGTTGGCGATAAATAGTAGTTTGGTTGCTTGCTATATCCTTCTGTTTTAGTTCCAGGAATGACTGACATAACATAAGGCGTTATATCGTCCGGAACTCTTAAGTCAATCATATATAACTTATTATCATCTGGACTATATACTGTTCCCAACTTACTTTCGCTTATACTCCAACTTCCAATTTTGCCAAAGTCTGCAATAAAATTATGACAGACAATATCGCCTGCCTCTGAAATTGTTGTATTTGTGGAAGTGAGAGAAAACGAGTCACCACTAATACTGACTTTTTTATTTCCCTTAATATTGATTGAGCCTTTAGCACTAAGAGTTATATCGTCTGCAATAGCTTCTATAGCACTCTTAAGCTCACCTGTTGTTGGGTCTTTCTTAATGTATGCTTCAAGGCTTGCAGATGTAGCATAATCCCCCAGCTTGGCAGTTACTGCCGCCGATATACTTGTTTTCCCAGGTGAAATAGCCTGGATAATATCTGCAGTTGTCGAATACGTTTTAAGAACATTATCAGTATAATTATTAGCCCCAGATGTTGCTGCATTGGCTGCATCATCAGCATACTTCTGTGTTGCATAAGTCGCCTGCAGTGAAGAGCTTATTGTTGATTTATCATCCTTAATCTCCTGAACGATTCTGCTAATCATCTGAGTAGTTGTTGAATAATTATCTCTGATATCAACCTTAACCTTGCTTACCTCTGACGTAATTCCATCAATAGCAACCTGAAAAGCAGTATGCTTATTAAGCATATAAGCTGTCTCACTTGAAGATATTTCCGTCCAGCCGTATTTGCCATTCGACTGTCTGAGGAACTTCCAATACCTGCCTGCACTTTTCATACAAGCAATAGCTCCAGCGTGCTTAGCATACTCTTCCTGTGTGTACTGCCACGTATCTGTTTCAAGAGGATACCAGTCTTCTGCCGGATATACCGGCACAAAGAATTCTGTTGCCGGATAATTGTCCAAGTTAGGAGCCCCTGTAACATCATATATCTCAAATGTACCGCTTAGCTGCTTAGTAACGTCAGACATATCTATCTTAAAGCTGTCTAATGTTGTCTTAACATCATTAAACTTGCTTTTTACAGAATTGCCTTCCTCATCAATATCCGTCCACCATAACTTATGCTCTATGAATGTCTTAGACTGCAGCATAGTAGAACCCCATGCCTCAGAACCACCGCTAACATAATTATTAATAGTCTGAAATGTACTCTCCAATGTCTGATCTGTAGTATCTACGTGTATCTTACTTGCATTAAAAGTATTGCTCTTATCTGCATTCATAACACTAAATACACTATCTATATCCAGCTTCTTTCCGGATATTGCGGCATTATCAGATACCATATCATTTCTGATAATTGCTTTCTTAATTCCGGATTCCTGAATACCATAAAGCGGGTCAAACATCAGATTTCCATTTTTATCCCAAATGTAAATGTTATAATCACCGGCTGCATCTTTACCAAGCTGGATCCGTACCCGGTCCTTATCTCTTATCTGAATAGTATTATCCTTCCAGATAGACTTGCCATCCTCACTATGCACATTCATTACTGTTGTGTTAATATCTATACCAGTAAGCTTATCAAATGCCAGTTCTTTAATCATAGCGCTTGTTATCTGCGCATCACCAATTACAGATACAACCGAATTCGCAAAATCCGTTGTTATAGTTGTGCCAGTGGCAGAACCAAACAACAAAGTATTCACCTTTTCAACATCAACATTCAGGTCCTTAACACTTGCTTTTATCGCTTCAAAGTCAGTTGCCTTTAAATCTGCAAATTCACCGCTAAGCGACTTAAGGCTCTCAATCGTTGCATATGTAATCTCTGCCACGTTCGACTTAAGATAATTGTTCCGGATATTCTCCAAGTCATTGTTAATAGATACAATCGTTTCTGCCTGTACTGTATTAGCCTTAACCCATTCTGCATCAACTTTCTTAGTTATAAGCTCCTTTGCCAATATCAAATCAGAATATATTCTCTTATTCTGCTGTGTTGTTGGTCCTTTGAAGTCTACTTCCTGCTCTGTCTGTGTCTTACCATAAGATGTTATAGTCATAGCAAGACCACCATCATATTCCTGCTGGATGTTCATCACAGGCACCTTGTAGGCATCTTCACCATCTTCCACAGTAATCATATCCCACGGATCCAGGCGAACATCTCCTAATGTCTTAACAGATGCACCCCTGTAACTGAACCCACTAAGCTTCTTAAAGATATTATCAAGCCTGTCCTGTGTCATAAATGGATTATCAAATGTAACACCAAGTATTCCACCGCCAGATGTTAAAGTTGTAGAGTTATCAACATTACATGATAACTTTTCCAGATTATAATTGCTTTCATCTTTCTCAAAGCTCATTATCCTTGTCACATCCAGCTTATAATCCACATCTGAATACCACTTAATAACAATAGTTCCTGTTCTGTCAACACATGCAAAGCCACCTGCCATAGAAGCGATATATCCTATCATTTCCCTGTATGTATATCCCGCAGGCTTTGTTGATATCATTATCGAAGAATCTATATTACTTACATCCACAGGAACACCACAGTCGGCGCTTATCTCATTCAGAACTGATACAGCACTTGCAGGATATGTAAGATTCGATACATATAGCCCTGTTGTTTTCATCATTCTGTCATAAGCTGTAAATGTTGTAGTTGCCTGGTCATTTGTTGGATGTTCAGCAGTAAAAAAGCCAACTGGAATATACTCATACTTTCCACTTGGCAGCTTCAATCCTATCTCTATCGGTATCTCTGTATTCTCAAACAGCTCATCTATTCTCTTAATACTAAATTCAATCTTTGCCGATACTGCAGATCCTAACTGCAGGTATTCTTCACTACTGCTTGAAGTTTCATAGCTAAGCTTCTTAAAGTTAGCATATATCCACTTATCATTTATCTTAAGTCTGCCTCTGAATGTTCTTGACGGACTTCTTATCATCGTTTTAAATGCATCTGTTACATTGTTATACATAGGCTATTCTCCTATCATAAATTCTAATGCTGCCATTTCCTTTGATGTTGGTGTATCGTACTTCTCTGTATCACACATTTCAAGTACACTCATTGGTACCATCATAATCTCAACTTCTATCTCAAGATTAGAAATATCATTAAGCTCCTTAAGCGCTTCCTTCTTTGTTTTCTCATCTGGAAATTCTATCTCATTATCTTTAAATACATACGCCCCATTCTTATCCTTGGATGCCTTCTCATCAAGGACTTTCTGATTCTGTGCTGCTGCAGTTTCACACTCTGCTATAAGCACCTTTAAATTCTTTGCAATAGCATAATTAAGCTTTACAGGAAAATGTCCGTTAATCCCCTGTAACTCTACTGCCTTGTTTCTTATATCACTAACCTTTAATGTCTGTTTCATATGCTCTCCTTACTGCTGAATAATAGATACACTTGCACTTCTGTAATAGAAAATACCATCATCAAGCTCCCCTATTACTTCCTTGCTTAGTGTACCTCTGTAACTTGTTATTGTTATATCCTGTCCATCATCATGAAATGTTATTGGGAAGAATCCGGCAACAAGCTTACTCTTAATAAGAACCAGCTCATCTTCCTGAAGAACTCCCCAGGATATAGATAAGGTCTTCTTTTCAGCAACTACATCACCTAACATTGTTCCGTCAAGTGCTCGTCCTGTTGAAGAAGACCATATAATCTCATCATCCACTTTGATGGACACAGGAGCCGGAAGCTCCTGATTGTCACATCTTAGTATCAATTCATCACATCCTTAATGTATAATCTCACATTTTCCTGTCTGCTTTGTGTGCTCGTTAATCTTATCAACTACATACTTCTTAAGGCTCTTTCCATCTAGCTGTATATCAAGATCTAATGTTTCCAACACTTTAAGTATCTGCTTAAGAATACTTATAGCCTCAGACAACAATTCAGCACTTGATGCCATAGCTGCTGCCTTCTGTGCCATATCAATAAGCTTATCCTCTGGAGCTACAACTTCGCCCTGGTGTCTGTTATCACCTATCATTGCAAGCTGTGGAGTATTTGGTTTTACATATCCACCTTCTGCAAGGTATGGAATACTGCCAAATCCAACTTCCGGTAAATCAAACCCGAAATGGTCACCACCTATAACCGGTACCCAGTCAGGTACATCAAAGCTTAAAGCATTCACCCTGCGGACTATCCAGTTAATACCACTTTCTAATCCATCAAGCATACCATTTATAAGTCCTATTACCATATTAATAGGTCCTTTGGCTATGTCTGCAATTAAAGAGAATATTCCACCAAAGGCATCCACAATACCATTCCAAGCTTCAGACCAATCGCCTGAAAATACCCCAGTAATAAAGTCAATCAATCCACCAAATATCTGCTTTACGTCACCAAATATATTAGAAACATTCTGCAAATAAGCATTCATTATATCGCCTATAAAGCCGAAGCTATCTGAAAAATCTATGTTAAAAATATTCTGTAACCAGTTATCAAATGAAGAAAATGCAGACTTTATATCCTGCCATATGCCTTTGAACCAGTCACCTGCTTTACACCATTTATCAGTAATCCAATCCCAGCATTTTCCTGCTGCATCCTTAACTACATCCCAATGTTTTACTAACTCGTATATAGCCACACCTAATGCTGCTAAAGCCACTATAACTAATGTTATAGGACTTGTTAATACTGACATAGCAACACCAAATGCTGTTGTAGCTGCTGTGGCTAACCAAGTAGCCGCTGTATGTGCTGCTGTGGCTGCTGTATCTGCTACTTTAGATGCCGTTGATATTCCCCATTGTATGGCCTGAGAAACTAATTCCTTTGTTGCCAATGCCATATTTACAATAAAATCTTTTATTCCTGTGGTAACATCTACAGCTTTATTTTTTGCTTTCTCTGCAGTATTCTTTACCCACTCTATTGATTGAAGTGCTAACTCCTTAGTTGCCTTTGCCATATCAATAGCCAGGTTCTTAATATTTCCGCCTATATCAACAGCTTTATTCTTAGTCTTCTCAGCAGTATTCCTTACCCATTCAACAATATCATCTTTCAATGCTATAGTTGATGCTTTAATATTAGTTACTAAGTCCTTAATACCTTTTACTGTATCCGATTGCAGGATATTTACCTTAAACCAAGTAGTATAATATATTTCAAGCTTTGATATGGATTGTATAATGCTTTTAACAAAATCTTTTGCATACATAGCACAAAGCTGAATTGTTTCAAACTTATCAGCTATTTTTGCTAATGTACAAGCATGTATTGCCGCTTTCATTTTATTTATAATTCCAACAACACCGCCAGCATTCATAAGAAATTCTGCTAAATCTACAGCTTTCCAAACTGCTGCAAATGCTCCTATTGTTATCACTATTGCATCAAATGGACCTTGATTATCCTTTATCCAATCAGATATACCCTCTAATGCAGATGCCAATCCTTTCAGAACATCAACAATCACTCCACCAGTCCAACTCGCCACAGGCTCAAGGAAATTATCCCAAGCCCACATCCACAATGGCTTCAATGCATCTAACGCGCTATTCAGTACATCTAAACAGCCTGCTAATACATCAAGAAATGCCGGAAGCAAATCTTCTATAGTCCACTTAGCCAAAGGAACAAATATATTGTAATAAGCCCATTCCAATCCAGCGAACAACTTATCTGTTAATGGTTGTGCAGCTCTCTTAAGGTTATCAAGAGATGTTATCAGATTATCAAAGGATATTGCTTTAAGTGGCTCTAATGCTTTCTTGACTTTATCTGCCATATCAGATATTGCACTAGAAACATTAGATGTACTTCCACTCACATCTGGTACAAGGTCAACGCTTCCGATTCCTGAAGATGTTCCACCTGAACTACCGCTTGAATCAGAACTATCATCTGTTGGCTCTGTCAGCTTATTTATCTGGTCAAAGCCTGCAAGGGACTTCTCAATATCCTTTGCTGTCTTCTTAGCTGCATCTCCTATTCCACTTACATTATCTGCAGCACCTCCAGCATCATCTCCTATGCCTGCTATATCAGCACTTATACTTCCCATAGAGGATGATATATCGGCACCTGTAAGCATCTGCACGAAACTGGCAAATCCATCTGCCACTTTCTGCAATCCTGCAAGCAGACTATTAAATCCACGCAGAATAGGTGTAAACAATGCTATGAAGCCTTTACCAAGACTAGCCTTTAACTGCTGAAACCTTAATGTAAGTATTCTTGTCTGGTTCGCCCAAGAGTCCTGTGTCTTAACAAAATCTCCTGTAGCATTGGATAATGCACTTGTTACATATTGATAACGTAGCATTACCTTTTCCTGCTCTGTCATCTTGGCTGTGGTCTTACCGAAGCCGTTATTAAGTGCATACTGGTCTAAGTTGGTCTGAGTCATAATCACGCCCAAGTCCTTGAGTGTTTCAGTCTCACCAGTCCATATAGATTTCAGCTTTGTATATGCTTCGTCCGTTCCAAGATTATAAAATGATGCAACATCACCGGTTAATCCTGTGACATTTTCAGCCATATCAAGCGCCGCCTTACCTGTAATACCCATAGCATTACTCATCTGGCCAAACACACCCATGTACTTCTTAGCCGATAATTCCGATAAGCCGAAGTTAGTCATAGCATTGGAAGCCCACTGGTCTGCCTGCCAGCTTAAGTCCTTAAATGCTGTATCAACTACATTCTGCACTTCTGTGACATTTGAACCAACTTCTATACAGTCTTTCGTGAACTTAGTAACTGCTGCTATACTTAGTCCTGCAGCTATCTTCTTACCAAGCCCAGAAAAGATAGTTGTTGCCTGCTTAGCTGCCTTATTAGAAGCTCCTGTAAGCTGATTAACTATCTGTGAGCTGTCTATGCCAAGCTCCAGAGCTATCTGTCCTACTGTATCTGACATTCTCCCTCCTTTCTGGCACAATTAAAAAGCTGCCTACTTCTTTGAGTAAGCAGCCTTAAAATCTCTTTGTAATCGTGTCCAATGTTCTATATACTGTGGTGTTCCTACCACTCTCTTATTACGTTTCAGAAGCCAGTCATTGTGTATCTTCTTCTGTTCCTTAGTAAAGTTCCTTATGACTTTCATATCTTTTTCTGCCCTTATGCTCACCACTCTGCCAAGCGGTGTCTCTGGCATTATTCCTGACAATAAAGAACAAAATTCCGCCCAAGACATATCATCTTCCGTCCGCAATCGTATGCCATACTGTGACAGGAAACTTGACTCTATCAATTCCCAGTCATCATATATGTCATAATATATTTCACTATGAGGGTGTATTCTCCTCTCCATATGTACCTGTGGCAACACCCATTATTGCATTATACATTTCCTTATATTCCGGAAGCGGTAAGTCCATAGCCTCAATCTTATCTGCTGCCTCTTTGCCAATAAGCATTTCAAGAGCCTTTGTTATAAATCCCATTCCGTTGTCACTATCTTTCTTCTTTTCAGCCTCAGCAGCCATAGCCTGTACATTAAGAATTGTGTTCTTTCTGTTATTCACAGTTACCACTAAATCGTCAGTAATACGAACCATAGGTAACTTGTTTGTAATCTTCATTGATATGTCTATTACTTTAAAATCCGTCTTTGCCATTATTCAAATTCTCTCTTTCTTTTTTATTCTGTATATGGAATATATGTCGGTTTTCCATCACTCTGTGCTTCCCATTCAAGTGCATCAATACTTGTTGAGTCTCCTCCAAGGGAAGTTACATTTATAACTGCTGGGATAAGAAGCTGGTCAAGGTTTGGGAAAATAATTGAAACCCAGGTATTACATTCCTGTCCTGTCTTTAAAGCCAGACTTGCAATATAATCATTACCTTCATCACCATAATTGCGCTTGCCGCCCATAGTCATACCAAGTGATTTGCCTGTTGTAAGTCTTCTTGTCCAACCTGCCTGGTCCATTGGATTCCATTCTTCAATTGTTCCATCTACAGATATGCTTAAACTCTCTGCATCCTTTACAACCTTTGTTTCTACTGTTTCCGGTGTATCTGTACTCTTTCTTCCTGTTATACATACACCGAACTGAATTGTATGTACCGGATTAACGCCAGTAAGTGGTGTTGCTCCTGCATTATATCCAGCTAATTTAGTATTCTGTGCCATACTTTTACCTACCTTTCATAATAAATATCTAATTCTATTACACTCTCAAAGATACCTTTATCATCTGTCCCTACATCAACAGGCTCATCAACCAGCATTTTAGTGAAGAACACTTTAGTATCGTTGATTGTAATATGGTTCATATCCCTAAGCATATTATAGAGCTGTTCTGCTGCCTTCTCGGTGTCTCTGACACTTGTATTCCAATGAACTAATATACTTATAGACTTAACACGATAAGAGCTGTTATTTAAACCTCCTACAGCAGTCTGTGGTGGTCTTTGTCTGTTAAGATTATATACTCCTATGCTCTTATCTTTTTTATTGTCAAGCTTGCCGCAATATACATTATTATTGTCTGCAATGCCAAGACCTGCTATATAATCTCTTACATCACCTATTCCTAACATCATAACCCCGCATTCTTCTTGTATAACTTAGCAAACGTATCGGGAGCAAAATTTCTTTTCTTACCACCTTTAAGATAATCATCGAGCCACCTGCCCTTGGCATTTGCATTTCCTTCGTGTCTTTTACCTTTATCATCTACCCAAGGTGATTGATGGAAGTTATATTCAGGATGATAATATAACCTTCTTACATATGGCGTGCTTGATATAAGCTCTACCTTGCCATTGGCTATATCCTGTGTATATACAAATGTGCTTTCATTTTGCAGTGTACCTGTATCTCTAGGCATTACCTGACTTTGAACTACATTCGTATGTATTGCTTCTGCTGTCTGTACTAATGACACTTGTGCTGCTGCCGTAAGCTTCCTTACCATAGGCATATTAAGCTTAACTGTTGACTTAACATTCTTCGCCATTACATCACGTCCAATCTTGTATAATTAACTGTTCCATCAGGATTGCGGCATTTTGTGCCTTTATATATATGCCTTTTTTCACCTGATACAATTATATCTCCTTGGGTTATAAGAGACATCTCTGGTGCAATATCTCCAGGTATCAAAGCACAGCCTTCAAGTTGTATAAGAACCTTTTCTGCCGTTAATACTGTCTTTCCACTATCCTGATAGTTGCATAAGCCATCCCATATAACAGGTTCAAGAGGCTCTCCATAGACATTTCTGCCTTCCTGCTCTATCTCAATATGTGCTTCTGTTTTACAGAACTGCTTTAATACTAAACAAGGATATTTCATGCTCACACCCCCAGACTTAAACAACAGAAGCCTGTCTGACATAACGTCTGGTATGTATCACGCTTTACAGCAATGCCATTCTGTACAAGCACATTCCAACTGCTGCCAAACTGCATAGACACACCATTAATAGCATAATTCTGTAGAACACAATTAATCATATCCTCGTTCTCATACTCAAAATCAGCTATATCACAGCATACATCAATTATTATTGCCTGCTGGAACTCTGTCAGATTATCAAAGCCTCTTGAAGTTATACGATTAAAAGTAAGCGAGTCAATGTGTCGGCTCACCTGTTTTAATCTCTTCTCAATCTGTTCTTCTGGAATAGTATTATGTTCGCTTAGATATTGCTCTTTACTTGCATATACCATAGGCTCACTCTGCAATCTCTTCTGCAGGATCTACATCAACGAATACAGAATCAACCTTACCATCCTTGCCATTAGGGAATACAAATGTATCACTTAACTGACGATTCTGATAAAGATATCCGTCTCCTTCTGTATGTGCTCCTGGTGCGAAGAAATAAATAGATGAAATCTTAGGTACTGTCTTACAGGTCTGTCCGCATGCAACAAGTACATTAATCTTGCGTGAACCCTGAACAGTCTTTTCATAATATGTGGCTATATTAGTCTTTGTAGGCTTTGCCACAACTGTATAAGCGCTGTCGCTCTTAGTGTAGTATGTCTTTGCTTCTACCACATCTGTATCAGTTGTTATGGTATACTTTGACTTAAGCGGAGCAAAGCCGCCCTCTGCAACATCCCAATCGAATCTGTCATAGAATCTTTCATCATCCACAACTTCCATAAGTGTCACACCATCAATATCAGTTACACGTGTTTCAATGCCAAGACCACCTTCTGCAATCTGTGTCATTTCAATCTTACGTGTAAATTCCTTTGATACCTCAAGCTTATCCATAATGTCAGAAGATACATACGTAATGAGGCTTCCATTTGCCTTATATCTTCTAAGCTTGCCTGCTGCCAGAATATGCTTAAGCTTAGCAAATACATTCTCTGATGTATATTCTGTGGAAGCTGTTTCAGTATGATATAATTCTGTCTTCTGTGCAGCCTGTGCTACCTTACTGAAAAATAATGCATCTGTCTCTGGTACTACCTGTGTCTGTTCAAATATGTGTGAAATATTCTGAATAGATGCTGTCTGATTTGTTTCATCAACATCTGCCTTATCAACCATAAACTGTACATCTCTGTCATGTGTTACTGTGTAAGGAACATCTTTCTGGTTATATTCTCCTGTGTTCCATCCACCTGATCTCTTATGGTTCTTATAACCACTTACACTCATCTGTGTAAAATGGAAGGTCTTGGCATCTAACCATCTGACATTGTTTGTAATAAATGGTGATGTAAGTGTGCCCTGAATAAGAATTGCTAATAATTCAGGACTCCACTGTTCTGCATAATTTAAATTTGGCATATTATTTTACCTTTTTAACCTTTCTTAATTGAATCTGTTCCATCTCTTTGTAGGAACGTTTACATTGTTACCTGCAGATGACTGCTGTCCACCTGTCTGCTGTCCTGCACCCATCTGAAAACCGGAATTGCTTTCAGTCGCCGGCTTAAGTGCAGGTACATCCTTTAACACCTGTTCAAGTGCGGTTTTAATGTTGTCATCTGATATCTTTCCATCTGTACCCTTAGCCTTACTGAAATCAGCCATCTTGAGTACATATGGAAGTGTCTTGGAATCTATCCCAAGTGTCATAGCTACCTGTGTAGCTGCCAGTTCTATACGAACCTTTTCTGCTTCCTGATTAGCTGCTGCCACCTGATTCTGTAGCTGTGCTGTATCATTCTGCTGTTGTGCTGTCTGCTGTGCCTTATTCTCCTTGAATGTCGCTATAGCCTGGCTAACTTCATCCTCGGATAGTCCCTGCTGCTGGAAATAGCTTTTAAGCACAGCATTTTCTTTCTTGGCAGTTGCGGTGTCTAACATGCTCTGTATTTTGTCATAGTCAATTCCAGCCGCCTGCTGATTATTCTGACCACCCTGCTGTCCTGCCTGTCCATTATTGTTACTTCCAGCGTTCTGGTCGCCGTTACCATCTCCGCCCTCTGCGAAGAACTGTAAATTAATAGGTAATGTCTTTCTCATCACTCTATCTCCTTTCTTCCGTTTACCGCTCGTCAGCATTTTCCTAAAGTTTAGTGCCATTAAGTTTTGGGCATATAAAAAGGACACCCATTACTGAGTGTCCCTGATATTGATATTAAATTGTGTTTATGCAAAAGCTATATCAAGCATCTTAATTATCATATCCGCTGCTCTTTCTGCTCTTGCATTGTAAATCTTATAATCTGGGTTATGTATTAAATCACCCTCTCCTTTATGAATGAAAAAGTGTGCCAATATATAGGCTAATTCATAATCAACCTCTTCCAATGTCATATTACTTTTCATTCCTATCCTATTACCCTTTAAATAACTTGGTGATGCCTTAAAGTCATAGCTCCTTATTTTCATATTATTCTGTTCTGCAATCTGTGTAAGCACCTTGAATATTAAAATTGGATTTTTCATTGTAACCTTGTTAAATGGCTCCTGCGGTTTTATTATCTCTGTACTCTTTTCCTTTGCTCTGAAATAAAAATCTACCAGATAATCATATACTTGCCACGCTTTATCTGTGTTAAGAGATTTTGCGTGAAGAAGTGCTCCTTTTTCTGTCCAAAGATACAAGTGACTTGCCCTATTTGCAACCAGGTAAGGATTTCTTACCTGGTTTTTAAAAGCTTTAAGTTCATCTCCCACAAGTACAATATAGTGTTTTCCTTCTACAAATCTATGTTTATTTGCATTAAAATTTGTTTTTATAGTATCTGTAGTTGTTTTATATGCTTCCGCTAATTGTTTACTTGTTAAAACTCTAATTCCCTTAACTTCCAGTATCTGTGGTAATTCCATTTTAAAATCTCCTTTCATATTACCTTGAAAGAAGTTTCCATCTGCATTATAATATTTACAGAAGATAACTTCTAACCTGAACAATCGTTAGTGCTGTGGTAGGTGCAACGATTGTTCTTATTTTTTATCCAACTTCTTAATTCCGCGACTAATTGCTTCAGTTCTATTTATATTTTCCCTTTCACAATAATCTTCTAATATTTTTTTATCCTCATCACTTATTCGGATGCTTAATTTATTAGGTCTTGGATTATTAGTTGGTCTGCCTGTCCTTGGACTCATAACCTCACCTCACTTTTGTCGGGCATAATTATATTATATATTATGTCGGGCAGAAGTCAAGCGTTTTATTGACATTTCCATTATCTTATGATATGTTAAATATGTACTTAAGTACAATCTCTAATGAGCGTATAGCTTAATGGATAAAGCAATTGTCTAACTAACAATCAGATGCGGGTTCGAGTCCCGCTACGAAAACAACAAGCATCCTGATGAGGATGCTTTTATTTTTTGAAATTTGAAACTTTATAGCTGTCTTGAATTTCACGACTCATTTTTTGTTTTCTTATTAAATATTGATATTTTCTCAATTTTGGATATAATATAATTAAGATATCTTAATAAGGCATTGATGCCTTGCCCCCTTTGGGCGAGGTCATCAATGCCTTATTTTCTTTTATAAATGCCTAACATTTTATAGTCTTTTATCCTCACTTTCTTAAAATTGGGTATAAAAATACCACCAATCTTTCGACTGGTGGCTGTTACTTGTTTTCTTTTATTTCTGCTTTATCTTCATTATTGCTTTCTGCCTTTATTGGTCCTTTTTCCAATAATGCAATCAATTCATCAATTGTCATTCCCGGTTTTCCATCTAATATACCATCCATTGAAACACCTCCTGCCTCAATATTACCCTCTCTGTATGCCAACAGAATAGCATTTTTTTAAAAACAAATCAATACACTTATTAATATTATCACTATATTTTTCCTGACACTCTCTCATCAATTCAACCGCTCCATTATAATCAAAATGTTCGCCTTTTGAAATATATCGTACATCTCCTTGATTTATCACAATGGTCATAGTTTTTATTGTGTCGTGTCTCATAAATACTCCAATATCATTTGCGTAGCGGTGCAACACTCTATTTTTTTTTGTCGTCTTTTAATTTTTTTATGCCCTGACGAATAGCTTCTGCTTTTCCTATATCTTGTCGAATACAGTAGTCATTCAATATCTCTGATGACTCCTTATCAAGCCTTACAGTTATTCTTTTATTCTTTTTTGTTAAGTGGCTTCCCTTCCTTTATCCATTCCTCATAAGTAATATCTTCGGGTAATATTTTAAAATATTGTTGTAAAACTTTAAATGTCGACCTATTATATTTTTCTAGTTCTTCATCTGTTTTCTTTGGTGGATTTATAAATCTTTCACGTTCTTCTTTTGTCATTTTTTGTTTTTCTTCTTCCGTGAAATGAATCTCACTTAATTCCATTCTGAGTTTAAAACATTCTTCTGGAGAAAGTTCTTTTCCTCTTTGCATTTGTTCTGATTTAGGTAATAAAAGCCATTCCCTTGCTGTTAACGTCAACTAATCCACCTCCTCTAGAAGAATATTCCAAATATCTTTAACCAACAATTTTGAAACAACTTTAAATCTACTATTTCGCTCATATAGCACTTCATTTTCATTTAAACCAATAGAACTTATATCTCGTCCATTCTTGGAATTTTGTATATAAATTTTTATTTTTGCTGAATCATTATATCCTTCTTTTTTTGATGTGCTCCAATACTGTCTGATTATTACTACTTTTCCTACTACAAACTCACTCACAAAATCATTAATCATATCTTGCTCATCTAATCTATCCGTAAAATCGACCATTCTTATTAAATTGCCTTGATATTTCGGTATTTTTGACAATGCTTTATCTAAATTATTTATAAGCTGTTTATCTTCTAGCTTTAATTTTGATAAATCATTTGCATTTCTTAACATATCATTTATAATATATGACTCAAAACTCTTGTATTGAATAACAGCTTGCAATTCTTTATCTGATAATTGAATTATATCACTATCACATAAATCCTCAATATGCTTTTCAGATTTACTATTATCAAATGATACATTTTTCTCCCACTGTTCCTTCCTTACCTCATACATCTTCTTATTATCCGTATCCAGCGAATACTTCGACATCCTATCGAACTGCTCAACCATTCTTCCAGCATATTGCTGTTTCTGGTCCTGCTTGTAATCTTCCTTAACCTGCTCAAGTTCTTTCTTGGTAAACTTGCTATCCGGCTCTTCGTCAAGCTCTGGGAAGTATGTTGTATGTATATCTTTACAGTTTGGATGATAAAGCCCTGCTGCCATAGCAGATGACATAAGCGGATAAGGACCATCAGATGCCTTACCGCCACTCCATACATCATCTATAAGAACCTTTCCAACAAATGGAAGGCACTTAGGACAGGCATTAGCACGCTTATTCATAATAACAGTGCTAATTCCCCACGACTGTCTCATTTCTCCCTCTCCGGTTAGATATGCACGCTTATTGGCTGTCTGAATTGCCATCTTAGCATAATCTTTCATAGTATGCCTTGCGCCATTCGCATATTCAATACAGTTGATACCTGCTTTAAGGAAATCCTTTGTCGCCATATCAACTGCTTTCTCATATGTTCCTGCACCCGTATTCGCATACACCTGAGCATTGAATATTATCTGCCGGTATTTATCTTCCGACATTCTAAGCATTGCTTTTTCCGCCCTGTTAAAATCTGACTTCGTAGCTTTAATCAGGGCATTAAGCTTTCTTGTGTTAAGCTTGAAAAAAGCACCCTCAGTGCCTTGTGACACCTTGGATGCTTTTAATCCCTTTTTCAATGCTCTTAATATCTTCTGTTCCTGCTCTGTGCCGCCTGTCTGCCTTGCTGTAAATATCATTGCATCAATTGAACTGTTTATATCGCTGAATCTGCCCGCAAAACGTGTCTTGTTATCTGCTTTATATTTTTCTAAGGCTTTAAGCTGTTCTACCTGCCATTGTGTCCAGTTGAATCCAAGTTCATCTTCTTCCGCTCTGTGTCTGTCAAGATTTCGTATCATAGAAGCAATCAGCTCATCTTCTATGGCTCTAAAGGCTTTCTCTATGTCATATTCTGTATTAAGTGCCATAAGCTACCTCACTTGTTATCAAAACCTGTAAAACTGTTATCAGCGCCATTAACTGTAAAGCCATCTGTCTGCATGTTAAGTGCCGGCTCTTCCATATCAGATATACCCTGCTCAGCCTTAAGTCTTGCTATCTCTTCCTGCTTCCATTCGTCATCCTTAGTATCTCCATACAGCTCATCAACAGATGCCTCTATGCTCATAATACCGCCCTGCTTTGCCTTGCTGACTGTTTCTACCTGGCTTTCAAAAGATGGGTTAGCATATTCGCCAAATGTCACATCAATATCTATATCCTTAATAGCTGTCTTATTAAGCGTGTCTATGGCATTAAATGTTGCTGTAACAAGCTTTGGAAGAACCTTCTGAAGCCGCTCTACAATGTTATTTCTGCTGTAAAGCGTTGCTTTCTCTTTCTCCCTCTGTGCATCCGCATTATCCAGTTTCTTAACATCTATGCCTAATGTTGATGGGCTCATAATCCCCTGTAAACAAAGATCCAACGCTGTGATATATGTTGCAAGATAGCTTTCGTGTGGGATATTGCCCTGTACAAGCTCTATCTTATTAACTGTACCTTCTGCCATGCTGCCATCTGTTTTTATATAGGCATTATCAAAAGCATTAGGCTTTAGCACTTTTCCATCCAGGGGATTCCTTGGTAACATATTCTCCGGTATATATTCCTTTGTTCTATTCCTCCTTAAGGCATCCATCCATTGTGACCATGCTTCATCCAGCGCATCAAAGTTATCTATCTTTGCATCAAATATGCTCTTGCCTCGTCCTTTATACTTGGCTGACTTATAAAACAGAAGAGGAACAGCCATTATAAACTTGTCATTCCAGGTAACATCACTAAGATGTGCCAGCTCCGGTATAACACTTAAATCATATTCCCTGCCGCCTCTTGTAAGCTCATAATGTATGTAGCCTATGCCATAATGTTCAAGTAATACATATTCCTGTCTCTGCACGTTATACACAGTCTTAAACACTATCTCCTTAACTCTTCCCCTGTCCTTGATAATCTCTGTCTTATCACCAGAGTAGAATTCCAATATAGGATACTTGCTAAGGTTCGTATCGAACGATATCTTGAATGCTCCATCACCGATATAAAGTGTTTCTGTTATTGCCTGCTTAACAAGCTCAATGAAATCATTTTCCTCTGCTATCTTATCCCATTCTGTCTGCCTGCTGCCAGCATCTATTAAATTCATATCATCTGTTACTATACTGGCCAGCATATCGCATAACATAGCAGGGAGACCTACGTGTATCTTTCTTATCTCCATACCTATTGTACAGGATGCAGACCAGAACCTTGTCTTGTCACCATCTATCTGGCTATATAGCTGTGACAATTCTTCACTCTCACCTCTGTACCATATCTTGTTCTTTATGGCATTTCCCTCGTAATCAAGAGTTTCCTGTATGCTTATGGATCCATTAACAGCCGGCTGGATGTGCAGCCACGTTCTTATTCCTGTTTTTATCTTCTCTGCCATACTTGTAAATATGTTCACCTCTCTCACTCTCCTATCTGGAATTATTTCTTATTCTCTATACCTATCCTGCTTCGATAAGGAATCCAGCCATACTGTACGCTGTTTACCATATGATCATTGCCATCCTCAGGCTCACAGTCCTTATCTTCAAGCCACGAATACGTTTCTAACTCTGTCTTGTAATTCGTGCAAGTATCGACAATATAAAAGCTTGGCTCTCTGCCCTTTTCGTCATTAAAGGACATCCAGCCAAGCTGTAAGTTAATTCTATCTATTATGATTACTTTCTTATACGCATTGTTAAATATATACTGGCAGTCAATGTGTTCTCTCTTGTACTTGGCAAACTCTGTTATCGTTGCCTGATCAGCGTTATCTATAAACACATTCTTTGACATTCCACCCCATTCTTTTCTGTTACGCTCCAGGAAGTCTATGTAATTCCTTACCGTATCAGACGGAGCTATTGGTATATCAAGTTCTGCATTGTTATACACCTTTTCATCCAGCACTATCAGCTTGCCCTTGTTGGTTATTCCCATAAATGACATAGCAATCGTATCCGGACTCTTGGTTGAATAAGCTGTATCAAGTCCGCTGGTGAATATTATGAAATATTCGCCCTGCATTTCATCAACCTCACGTCTGATGTATGACTTTGCCTGCTCTCTGGTAATGATATGCCTCTTGCAGAAATTAGAAAAGACAAGACCGGTAGCCTTGCCTCGTAATCCTAATATCTTGTTTTTATATATCTTAGTGCCAGGAGGATAGCTCATTTTTTTCTGTTCTATCTTCTCTGGTGTCATAGATACGTTATCTTCAAATGTGAAGAACCAGTATACCCAGCCTTTAATAGGCTCACAGCCATTAAGGTCCTTCCATATCTCTTCCGGCACATCTGCCTTGTACTTATCAATCGGTCTTGCGTGATTGATGTACTCTGAATATATTGGCAGCGTAGGCGCATCCGGATTAAGCGTACCTACAAAGTATTCAGAACGTCCGAATATCTCTCGTATGAAGTCTATATTAGCTGTATTGCACTCATCTACCCACACACATCCAAACTGTGAACCCAACGCATTCTTCCATTTACTGGCATTATCATAGCCAAGAATATATATTATCTTAGTACTGCTGCCCATTTTGAATTTAATGTGCGGAAGTTTATTTTCTTTATCGCCATTACCACAGTATTCCAGATTAGGGAATATCTGCAGTAGTCCCATATCTGCGTTAATGATATTCTTCTCGATAACACCTGTCGTATTGCCGGCTATAACATGCAGCTTCATATCTGATTCAGCTACATTCATAATGAACTTAACAGCTACTGTCGTTGTCTTTCCGGATGCAGTTGAACCCTCTAAGAACTCTGCTCTTGCAGGTGTGTCTATGTAATCCCAGTATTTATCACTTAGAAGCATCTGGCTCACCTCTTGCTTTGCGCTGTGCAAGAAGCTCCTGTAATTCACTCCTGGTTGTATCATTTACATTGGCTTCTATCTTGTCTGTGAATATACCTAAATGCTTGCCAAGAAGTTCTAAGGCCTTAACCTTGTCACAGGACTTAACTTCTAATCCATCTCTACCCTTCTTGATAACAGCAAGAGCTCTTTTCTGTTCCTCTGTCAGTTCCTCCGTTAATACTGGCTCTACTGTTCTATACATAACAGGCTTACCATCTTTATCCAGTAAATCCACAAGTGCTCCACCAGCTTCTACTTGCATCTTCTTTTCAACCACATGTGCATAATCCGCATTATTAGAAAAAGCTATCAAGGCAAGCTCCTTGATAACTCTCTCCTGGGTTATCTCTGTACTCCTTGATAGCTCTTTTTGTCTTTTTGCTATATATTCCTGCACCTTAACATTTCTTAACAGTCTTGATGCCGTCTGTTCTGCTGTTTTCGGTGAATACCCTGCCCTGATAGCTGCCTGTGTGGCATTGAGGTCTATAAGGTATTCTTCACAGAATCGCTTCTGTTTATCTGTTAATGCCATACAATCAGCTCCTTTCTGGCATAAATAAAAAGGCAACTATATAGTTGCCTTTTTTTAACCTCCTAATAACTCATCAAATTCCTTATGAAATTTACTTGAAAATATTTTTTCATAATTTATCCTTTGAGATATATTAAACGACTTATATTTAATTTCATAATTATGTATTAAAAACTTAAATAATATTTTCATCAATGTATAAACATCTTTATTTATGTATTCAATCATTGTATTTTCTCTTGATAATATATCATATATATATTCTATCTCTTTATTTTCTAATTTCAACTTATCATGAACTTCATTAGAATATTTTGCATATTGAGAATACAACCTATTTAAATAATCTTTATCTGTATATTCGCTTTTTATATCTTCTTTAATATTTCTGTATGATGTTTCATTAATTTTCTTTATTGATTTATCTTTAAAAATATATGAATAAAAACACTTAAGTGTTTGTTCAGTAATATATCTCATACACGCTGTTATTCCCATACTATCACTTAATGGTACATACATTAATAACATATTATATCCATATATTATTTTAGAAATAAAAAATTCTACTTTTTCATCATTTATGTAATTTTTTAATATTTCTATAAAAATATTAAAACTACATATTCTTTTATATAACAAATCATATTCTTTATTATATTGACATTCAGGAAATACTTTTTTTAAAAACTCTTCATATTCGCCTAATTGACTATTTTTTTCCATATTTCTTCACCAATATGTCATAATCACTTTCTTTGTTTTCTTCATTTGTTTCTACTTTATTATCTTCTTCCATACTTTCTATCATCACTTTTTTTAATATCTGTAATTGTTCAACTAACTCTTCATAAGTTGATTTATGTATTACACTTAAAAATTTTATAATTGATTGATTTCTGCTTTTTAACAAATACGGCTTACATGGAATATTTAATTTTAAAAATAATTCTTCTAATTCCTTATTATGTTTATATATATTTCTATCATATACAATACTTGTTAAAATAGAATACATTTCCATCTTGAATTCATCAATATCTTTTATTCCTTGTGTTATCATTATTTTTTTATATATCTTATTCTTCATTTCTAATAGTAACCTCCTTATCAAATTCTATGCAAATATCTTCTAAAGATGTTATTAAATTTGTATCTTGTCTATCAGAAATAAACTTTGACATATCTGATGTAATTAATTTGGGAGAATTCGGAAATACAGTATTAAATATCTTTGTATCCTTAAATGCTTTTGAAATATTTTTCATATTTCTTTTTATTCCTTTGGACGGATTTGAATCTATTTTGGTAAATATTATTCCTAAACAATCCAATGAATGACTATCAAAATCTCTTCTATATGTTCCCTTTAATCTATCAACAACACTATCCAACATACTTACTCCCAACATAGAATATGCATCTGGAACAACAGGTACTAAATAAAAATCACTCGTCAGTAACGCTGTTATTGTATAAAATGAATATGTTGGAGGACAGTCTATAAATATATAATCATATTTTTTTCTAAAATCACTATCTTCTACAAAATTACACAATATATGCTCTGCTGCCCCAGATCCTATTTCTCTATCCATAAAGTAAACATTTAATTCTCCCGGAATTAAATGCAAATTATCTGTTAATTTATATACAATTTTTTCTGTATTTGCACCTTCTAACATTGAACCAGAAGTTCTATACAAATTTTGAATTGTCGGTAATGAATTAATGTCTGTAATTATTTCATCATCTTTTATTTGTATCACTTTGAAATGCTCAAAAAAAGATTGTGTACAGTTTGCCTGAGGATCTATATCTATAACTAATACCTTTTTATTCATATTATTAGATAAATGTAACGCAATTTCTTTACATAAAGTAGTTTTACATACTCCACCTTTCATATTTAAAAAAGAAATTATATTTTTATTCATATCATTACCCCCCAATTATAATAATCATATAATAAAACATTTTTATATTTATTTCAACAAAATAAGGCACCAACTTTCGTCAGTGCCTTAAGAGGGGATAATTATCAATTTAGGAGTAATGGTGCCAGCTCTCGCCGGCACCACCGGGGATATTATTGAATTCAGACTTGCGTATGTCTGTGAAACAATGCACCTTACATCTGTTCCACGATAAATATTACCACATATAAAACGAACAGAACGAACAAAACGAACAGACTTTTATTTTTCTTTCAAAAATCTTTCAACTGCCATCCTGCATCCATCTGCAGTATAATGCTTTCCCATACTGTGTGCAACTTTTATCCAGGAATATTTGTTAATGTATCTGTACGTAATCATCCTCCTCATAGTGCTGCTCTTTATCTGGTATATGTAATGCTCTGCAAGTGCTATCTGCTGTTCTATCTTTTCAAGAACATCTTCCTGCTGCGACTTTCTTAACATCAATAATGCCATCTGATTATCATATTCCGAATATGGGAAACCTTCTATCTTGAAATGCTGCTTGCCTCCATTTCCGCCTGATACACTATCTATTACAGTATATCCTTCCTGCTCCATCTTACTTATCCTTTTCTCTATCTGAGATATAGATTCTTTTAATGATTCTCTCTCCTTTACCAAGTCTTCATACTGTATCAATATTTCTTTGATATTGTACTGTTCTTCCACTCACTACACCTGCCTATCTCTTATATTTCTGTTCTGTGCCATCCGCCATCTTTACTGTTATTTCTAATGGATACCCCTTAGCGTTATTACCTACACTTAAATAACGTTCCTTTATTATTTCCAATGGCTTACAATGTCCTTTTTCACAATGCTGTGCTTTAGTTTTATCATTGTATTCTGTTCCACATATCTCACATATGTAATGTTTAACTTCTTTCAATATAATTACCTTCCTTTCGTCTCTCTCCACCAATTAAAATCCCAGCCATTATTAGTTAACTGCTGCCATATATGATTGCCTTTGTAATATGCCTTTCCTTTACCTCCAATCTTCCGGCATAGTCACCTGCGCATTACAATCCTTAATCATCGTCATTGTGTTAGTGCTTGGTATCCAGTTCTTTACATACTCCACAGCTTCCTCGTATTTAAGCCTTGGTGTATTGCCTCTTGCATTGACATTAAAGTAATCCTTGTAATCGTGATTTATTTCCGTGAACACCTTCCTGCCTATTTCTCTATAAGCATTTGACTTCTTTCCACCTACCAGTTCTATAACCCTTGATGATATAAGCTCACCTAAACTGTGCTGCTGTCCATAATCTATGTTCATAGTGTTCTCTAACTTTGTAACCCTATCAGAAACATCATCTATCATACCTAACTGTATCCTCATCATTTCCTGTGTTGAAAGCGGCTTCTGATAGCTTCCTGTCTTTCGTATGCTTGGAAGCACCTCTGATGTTACCCATTCTGTAAATCTCTCAGCGCTTTCTTTTCTGCTCTGAAAGATTGTCTTATAGAGATTACTTTCATTTATAAATGTCGCATTCTGTTTTCTTCCTATATTATCTATGACCTCGGCAGTACCGACCCCATCTTGTTTGAGTCTATTTTTAACATCTGTAATATGTGTAATTTCTAACGCTTTGCATACATCCGCCAAACAAAACATAGGCTCGCTATCTACTATAACCGTCCTTATCTGTCCGAATTCACTATTGTTAAATATCTGTAACTCCATTCTGTACCTCCTACAACACATATACTCTGTCACTTAACACATCTTCCGGATCCAGCTCCTTATTAACCTCTTTTACCATATAGTTAAAATCTTCTATGTCCATATCTTCATCATACTTATATATAATCAGCTCATGTATGCTGATTGGTATCACAATAATCTTATCTGCATTTGCAATTCTCTTTATCCTATCCATTGCATATATTACACCAGCTCCGTGGAATTTATTAGCATTAGAAGCTATTACCATTCTTCTCGATACAGCTTTTGCAGCCTCTATTAATTCTTCACCTTCCCCATCTTCCTTAATCATTCCTGCCAGCACATCACCAAACAATCCTATATGTGCATTCTTAACAGTATTAGCTCTCGCTATCTCCCATGCTGTTTCTTCCTTCATGCCTATTTTTTTTAGAAGATCCTCTGGTATCTTCATTATTGCACCTTTGCCAGGAGTATTAATTAATGCTGCTGCCAGACAGTCATCCACACCTTCAAGATATGCATTATGTCTTGTTATATTCACAGACTCCGCTCCTGCCTTGCAAAGTGTTATAAACAGCTTATCTTTAAGATATTCTGCTTTTAATATATCTTCAATCTGAATATCGCATGGGCTATGTTCTTTATACACTGAAAGAACCATATCAGCAGCAGAGCTTACACTATTCTCATTCTCAATAATTTTATCTGTATAAATAATTGGAGTTAGGTTAGCCTCTCCAATTATCACAATGCCCTTAAGTACTGTACCATTCTTCTTAACATCTTTAATCTCTGCTACATATCCTCTGTCTCTTAATTCATTTACTATATCCTGTCTGTTCATAATCAATTCTCCTTATACCTCCAATATTTTTTCACAGGTGTTTCGTCCTTCCTTGCTCCTGGAATTATGAAACACAACCTGTTGTATGTCGCTGCTGTGATTAGTTCTGTACCATCTGCGTAAACAAGCTTCATCTCTAGGTCATATCGGTATCCCAGCTCCTTGGGAAATGTATCCGGGATTCGATTCCACTTTCTCTCCTCTGGTTCTTTATCCAGAAACTCATATATGCTCATCTGACCTTCACATTCATATACATCTTCCATATCAGCACCTCAGTTCTTCATCATCAGACCTTATGTGGAATTCAATACCGGTTTCTGCTGTCATAGCTTCTGCTATATCCTTCCACTTCACATATCCACCAACAAGACTTTCTGTATATTCGTTGAATTTCCGGATAAATCTGTTCATACGCTTAGTTCCAAATCCAAAATTATCCCTAAGGACGTATGAGCTCATCAGAAGTACTGTGTCCATTATTGTCTGTTTAATTGTTTCTGCAAAATGCTCAAGCTCTGTCTGAGATATCTTAAGTGGTACATCATACGCTTGTCTGAACTTAAGCTCCTCTTCAAGTCCATCTATACCCTTTTCCCTGGCAACTCTCAGGGCATATGACATACCTTCCCTTCGTGCCTGCTCCTCTTTGCTTAACTTAGCCATTACTTATTCCCCGCTTTCCGCTGTGCCAACTTCTTTGCCTGCTTCTGTGCTTCATCTTCGAGCTGTGCAAGACGCATATGGTTATAACTGCAATAATATTTCATCTTTCCACGGACAATGCGCTTATACACATATTCCTCTAAACTGTATTTTTGCGTATCAATGGCCTTTCCGCACTTATCACAACAGATACCTCTTTTAACTGGGAGTATTCGCCTTTCCTGTTGCACTGATTTTCTTATCTTCCTGCTGGTTCTTTGACTGCTTGGAATTCTTTAAGCTATTGTTAGGCCTGTTTAAACTGGCTGTTACTTTTCCCAAATCATTACCCTGTGCAAGCCCAAATTCTGCCATCATAGCCGCAACACAATCTTCAAGTTTTGCACTTTTATCTTCAAGATATTTATCTAATCGGTCCTTGATAAACTGTGCAGTCTCCTCAGCTATATCATTAAGCACTGGTATATTCTCAAATGCCTCATAATGAGCCGCTGACCCATCTGGTTCAAATTCTGCCTTATACAGGGCTTTAGCACTTATATCTGTGGCTAAGGCTCTAATTTTGATAAGTCTGTTAGTTTCTTCCGTAAGCGATTTACTAAACTGATTTACAGCTTCTAAATCCATCATCTCTATAACTCCTTTCGTTAGTTGTCCAGAACAGAGTTGTAGAACTCGTCTGAATGTTTTGGTCTTTGGTTAAAATTATTAAATTTGTTGTTCGCGCGCGCAGGCGCTATATTATTTAGTTTTCGTTTATGTTTATATATGGCTACGGTTTCTCCTACGCTTTTCCCTTCGGTTTGTACTACGCTTTCTACTTCGGTTTCTCCTACGCTTTTCCCTACGGATTTGAAAGTACAAATTTTATATTTATTAGGACTTCCTTTCTTCCCTCTCTGGAATTCTATAAGTCCAGCATCTATTAATTTATTTCTGTTTTCGACTAACGTAGCCTCTCTTGACATCTGACAACGAGACATTACTCGCTGGTTATCTACTTGTATCCACTCGCACCACCCTGCCATATTATTGATACTTAATAATTTGTAGTACAATAATTGCGCAGCACTCGGCAAGTAATGACTTTCGAGCCACCTTTCAAACCCGTTCAGTTGTTTTATATAGTCTATACGCTGTTCTGTTATCACGGCTTCACCTCTTCTAGAACCACTTCTATTCGTGGGTTATGTTTATCTATGAAGAAATGATCTTCAAAGCCTACTATGTTATTCCAGCCGTCATTATCTATAACCTTGCATTTAACAAGTGCATCCTGTATGAATTTATGTGCAACCCCTGCTATATTATCAAGGTCACGCTTTCTATTTGGCTCATAAAACGTATATTCAAGTCTTATAGGACTATTTATATGCGTATGTTTTAATTCAAGCCTTATAGCGTTAGATATAATCACCTGATACTGTTGTTTCATATCATTTCCATTGCTATGCCTGTTGCGAAAACTTCTTTCCGCTTTTAAATATTCATTAAGGCCTGGCAATGTACCTTTAATTGTAAATGTATAGAGCATTCAGCTCCTTTCCGCCCTGTGGAAGTATGAACCACAGGGCTTATATGTATTTCTGTGACAACGTAGATTGTGTGATATTATAAGTCACAGATAACTTCTTCCGAACTCCATTATGAAGTATTCCCTTGTTCCATAATGCTTTTCATAATATTCCTGTGCCATTCTCTTAAGCCTTATGTCTATAACAGCTGCAGACTGTCCTGCATATGCTCCATTAGGATGCAGATCCGGACGAAGTGGAACAACGAATCCATACTTCTCACTCTTCTTTCTGTTGGGTCCGCCAAATATATGATGACGTTCAACTGGTGATGTATGCGTGAATATGCATTCATCCATATTATCTGTAAATACACTTGTAAGATTCTTGCTCATATGCCCCACCTTTCCTTAAGTCTGTTAAGTTCCACAGGGGACATAGTATCTATCCCCTGCTCCTTAGCATCTGCTACAGTTCCATCTATCAGTACTGACATTTCATGTGTGTTATATGTATGGCTGCCTCTGATCAGCTTGTAGAAGTACACTTCTGAACCATTCTCTATGTCATATTTGATAAACTTAAGATGCGGTTCTTCCATCTCATAAGCCTTGTCCATAGAAATATTAGTCTTGATGATTGCTGGAACACCTTCTGATACTTCCTCTGGCTGTCCGTACAGTCCTAGCAGCACGTTCTTCATCCTTGCTTTAGACATATTCATGGCATCTGCCAGCTTTCCTGCAAGAACATGAAAATATGCATTGGCATCCAGGCTTCGCCTTTCCCTGTGAGGCTTAATCTCTATATCAAGCTTGTCCTTATCTCTAAGTTCTATGAACTGTTCTGCCACATCACTATCAACTTCCAGTGTCAGCATCTGTTTCATAGTATTAAAATCAATGGCTACATCCTTGTATCTGCCTGTACACTTCATTATTCAATTACCTGCTTAGAAGGTGTTGCTCTAAGTGCTTTCATTACAATTGGGAAGATACCTTCTGTAATATCTTCTAGTTTATCAATATTAAACCTCGTATATATTGTCTCATGCGATACACCGGTTCTTGCAATCTCCTGCTCAATCGTCAATATCTTAGGCTTTGTTATTTTCATTGCTTTTATTTCAGCTTCTTTTGCTTCCTGTTCTTTACGTTCAGCTTCTTCTTTCTGTTGTTTCTGTTCTTTCGTAACTTTTTCTGCTGTATCCGAAGTATCCAGATTATCATCTTCACTTATTTCCATAGCTATCATATACAAATATCTTCTGGCATAAGTAGTTACTGCACCTATATTCTGCATTGCCGTAGCACCCTGTATACTCACATTTGCAGTTGGTATACTGAATTCTATTGTATCTTCCAACTCCTCAAGATTAATAAGTATAAGACTTGCCATATTCTCGTTGATTGCGAATTTAAACAATGTCTTGTGAGCTGCTGCAATGCTATTGCAAGAAGGAAGAAAATCAGAGAGTTCGTAATATTCATATTTGCTATATGTATTTTTTCCAGTCTTTGCCAACTTCTTTGATTGCAATTCAACCCTCATCTCTGCAAGTTTTTCATAAATACTTTTTTTCTCTGCCATATTAAACCTCCTGATACAATACACCTGTACTATCTATATACTCAAATATCTTATTCTTGTTAGATTCTGTGCAATATATCTTTATGGTATATTCCTTTGGTTTATTATCGAAAACTGTAAAAGCTGCTGACATATCATCATTATCAGTATTGTTACAAGCCGCTATAAAAGTATCATCAGCACTTTCGACATCCTGTTTATTATTCTCTTTGTTAATTTCTTTCTGTCTTTTTTTATCTTCTTCAGCCTTACGTTCCTGTTCCTTTCGTTCCTGCTCTTTTCTTAATATCTCTGCCTTATCTGCCTCATATTTAGTTATTACATTAATGGCAATAGATAAATTAAGTGTACTTTTAAATGTATCTAAGGCTTTCTGCTCTGCATCACTATGCATATTCTTAATTGTCTCTATCGACATTTGGGCATTATTAACATATGTTTCTATAGCCTCTTTAATTATTTTTGCAGATGTTCCCTTATTTTCCCACGTTTTATCATAAATCTTACTTAACGGAAGATATTCCTGCATTCCTTCTATACAGCTATCATATATCTGATGTATTTCTTCTTTTTTCTGTTCAATACGCTTATCCTCGTACTCTTTTGTCTGCTTTGCAATAAGTTCTATTGGCTCAGCTATGATCTGCTGAAGTTCTTTTATTTTGTCCTCAAAAGCGTCATATGGCTGCATATATTTTTTCTTAACTTCTTTTCTTTTATCATCAAGACACTTACTAAGCTTTCTTAATGTTGCAACTGTGCTCTTTGCCTCAATAAGAGTATCTTCTGTAAATACCATTGTTTTATACAGATTCATAGATGCCTGTACATTTTCCTTAATATCATCAAAGTTACTAATGTTTAAAATTCCATTTGTCTGCTCTACAGACACAACCATCTCATCCATTTTTATCTCCTATGCCAATTTTTCTAATGATTTTTTATTTTGTTCATAAATCAGATTAAATTCATACTGTCCATTCTTTGTCACTCTGAATTGTCTTAAATAACGTTGCCTTTCATCCTGGCAATCACATTTCTCTCCAGGATCCAGATTAGCCCCACATATAGGGCACTCATAATTCCACATTGCTTTTTACTCCCAAATGTTCTACAATATAATAGATTTTTTATCATAGTTGAGTTGCAGTGGTTGCGACACTGCAGCTCTTTTTATATGTTTCTGATACGATAATCACCTATTGGGACACCTGCTTTACACTCCAACCTGTGAAGCCTTAACATCCACTTGGATGCTTCTTCAATTCTTCCATCTTCTATAGCCGCATTGATTCTCTTGTTGAATGCAATTATTTCCCCGGTTGTTCTCACCTTGTTACTCCTTTCTGACATAACCTAACGAAGTCAAAGCCTGTTCATTAAGTCGCTGCCCGTACTCTTTCTTCTCTTTGTCTGACAGTGAATCGTAATCAATAATCTTGTCACCATCTATAATCTTTATTACTATGTTCACACTCTCACCTCTGACTTGTGGTTACTGTCTTATATGCTTACACTGAATGTCCTGATTACATCTTTTAATCACAATATGTCCTGTTGCAGTGTGGACACCCAGTAATCAGTGTTGAACCTGCCTTTTCTACAGAGATACCTGTTTTATATTCTCCGTGGTCCTGCTCTGCATAAATGTCTTTATTACAGTTCCAGCATTTACCATCTCGGGGTGCAAACTGTGGATAACCTTCTCTATCGCAATATTTATCCTGTGCTACTCTTGCTTCGCTTGAATTAAAATGCTCCATAGTATCACCTCTTCTTATCATCTCTGCATAAAACTAATATTGTTATACAGATAATAGTTGTTATTGCTACTGCTGTTATATTCATATTTCTGCTCCTTGTTTAAATATCTTGTTTAATCTTGCTTTTACTCCTATACTTTAATTACTGGTATTGCAGTACCTAGTTTTTAGGAAAGGAGTTTATTCAAAATGAAATTAAATCCTGATTGTATAAGAGATATCCTATTTGCAATTGAAGAAAAAACATCTATGAAAACGCTTTTTTATCTTGATGAAGATAATTGTCATACAATATTTCCTAACTATGATTTAGACACTGTCCTATATCACTTACGCCAATGCGATATGTATGGTTATCTTTATAATTCTTCACTAAGCTGTACTGGAAGTTGCACCGTTGTTGATTTAACTCCAAAAGCCCACGAATTTATAAATAATATCCGAAAAGATACAAACTGGAATAAGACTAAGGAAATAGCTGGAAAAGTTGGAAGCTTTTCTCTTAATGCGCTTTCTCAGATTGCAACTAATGTAATCACATCACTTATAAATTCATACACAGGTCTTACTTGATATGAAATATCTTCTTTATAACAAATCTTGAACATTCATCTAACTCTTGGTCTGTTGGGTGAATGTTTTTTCTTATCAAGTAATTAGATAATATCAGTTTATCTAATCTGTTCTTTATCCAACCAACAGCACATATTAGTGTTGTAGTCATAAATAGCAAATTCATATTCTCACCTCTTTAACCAGATAATCACCAACACTATTGTTGAAAAATATATTTGGAAGTTTGGATGCCTCTCCCTGAATGGTATCCTTATAACTTCATAATACTTAATACCAGATACTTTCATTTTCTCTATAGCTGATACCGCCTGTATAAATGTCTTGGTTTTTTCTTCTATGAATGGCTCATAGCAACGAATAATGTACTTATATGTTTTCTTTTCAATCACTCTCACCTCCTTGTTATATTACTTGCTTAAAATAATTCTTGAACTTATGTTCAATTTTTGTTAATGTTAACTTGTCCTTATCGGGCAGGAAAGGAGACTCTATATGCTACTTATAGAAAAACTTATCTGCCCTGTTCTTTTTAGTTAAGGTTGCAATTGTGGTTACCCAAAGCACGTTAAACTGGGGTATAATGTAATAATTGATATGGCGTAACAAATGCTCGCAAGAGTAACGGGTTGGAACTGGTTAATAAATCCTCACCATATCGGGATGTTCCTTGCTTTCCACCAGCTAATGGGCAGGTAATTAATGCTGAACTAAAACAGCATAAGTGGTGGAATACTTGATAGAAACACTTAGCGTTATTATGTGTGATGAAAATCTGCAAAGTATAAAAAGTAAAAAAATTTAGCACTAAACTGTTAGAGATAACGCCTCTGACAGTTTTTTGTTTTATTACGAATTTCTTATAAAAAAATACTTTACTATTTCCTTATCTTCTATTTTCAACAACTCTTTCGCTTTGTATATTTCACTCTGTGTCCATTGTCTTACGCCTGTAAGTTTTAGCGATACACTTCTTTCAGATAATCCCATTTTTTTTGCAAAACTAATTTGATTTCCATATATCTCTTTAATTCGATTTTTCAATTTTTGATTATCGAATTTCACATTTAAGCCTCCTTATTTTGTTGCATAACGCAACTTTCTTTGTAAAAAAAATATATTTCAAATTCTGTAGGCTTAATTTTTAATAAATCACATATCTTTTCAGCTTCATCTAAGTCCATCGGTCTTATATTATTAATTTTTTGATTTGCTGTCGATTGTGCTATATTAAGTACTTTCGCTACATCTTTTTGGGTGAGCTGTAATTCAGCCATACGTCCTTTGATTTTATTAGTATTAATCAACTCTTAAACCTCCTTTCAACATTCGCATTGTAGCATTACGCAACCCAACTGTCAATAGCATTGTGCAACTTTTTTTCTATTTTTTTATTTTATATATTGCACTGTGCAATAGTTTGATATATAATACGAGCATAAGGAGGAGCTTCTTAATGAATAATATTGAAATAGGAAAAAGAATACACAACGCACGTACTTTAAGAAAATACACGCTTGATGAAGTAGCTAAAAAAATTGGTGTTGCTAAATCTACCATACAACGATATGAAAATGGTAAAATAACAAAAATTAAACTACCTGTTATTGACTCTATTGCCAATGCCTTAGCTGTAAACCCAGCTTGGTTAGTCGGTAAATCAGAAGAAATGGAAATACACAATTCCATTAATTCTTCTAATAAAATTCTACAATACTATAACGTACTCAATGACCTTGGCAAAAAAGAAGCAACTAAACGTGTTGAAGAACTAACATATATTCCTTTATATAATCAGGATACTAATTTATTAGATGCTGCTCATTCTCTTAAGAACGCAACCAGCGAAGAGAACGCTAACGATGACGATATTATGAATGATGAGAATTTCTAAATAAAAGAGGGGATAAATTTGAATTACGAGGAATTACTTATTGAAGCTGATAGCAATAATTTGATTACAAAAGAAAAACCTCTGCTCGCTAACGCAGGAAGAATTAAAGGAAATCGCATTGCTATCAAAAAGGACTTACCTACACAGACAGAAAAAGCTTGTGTCCTTGCCGAGGAACTTGGACACTTCTACACTTCCACTGGCAACATATTAGATATGTCAAATACTTCTAACAGGAAGCAGGAATTAAGAGCTCGTCTATGGGCTTATAACAAACAAATAGGCTTAAGAGGTCTAATTGATTGCTATAAAGCCAATTGTAAATCTATTCACGAAATGGCTGAATATTTTGATGTAACGGAAGAATTTCTGCTAGAAGCCATTGAGTGCTACCGCTCAAAGTATGGAGTGTATGCTAAATTAGATAATTATTTTATTGGCTTTATACCTACTTTATACATTATAGAAGAATACAGACAAGCAACAGATTAAAAGTATTGCATATGTCCTTGTTTTAATTACCAGCAAATTATGAAGGCATATAATTCTTTACCTGTTAAGTTATCACAAAAGAAATATGCTAAATTATGGGCTGACGGATTTGGACTAAAAATGTAACTACATTATCGGCTTTGAACCAACCTTTTATGTGTTGGAGATGTGAAAATAACTAATAAAAAATACAATTAAATAAAACGATAATTATTTTTGTATTTTTATTGACAATGACAACAAAAAACGGTATTATATCTCAAGAAGATATGGCTGACTTGTTTGGCTGTGAATAGAGGACTTGAGATGTAATGTCTCAGGTCCTCTATTTGCATTTAGGAGAAATATATGAACAAAAAACCTCAAGAATTTTTAACTATCGAACAACAGATTGAATTGCTTAAAGAAAGACATTTAATTTTCAATGACGAAACAGCAGCTAAATTTTTGCTTTTAACCCACGATTACTATGAAATAATTAATGGTTATAAACAATCTTATATAATAAAAACAGATAACCACAATGAAATATATAAGCCTGGCATATCATTTGAACAAATATTTTCCTTATTTTCATTTGATAGGGCTATTAGACAAATGGTAATGTCTTCTCTTATTGATTTAGAAGAACATATGAGAAGCATAGTCTCTTATGTAATCGCCAAACATTATGGTCCTTTACATAAGAATTATCTCAATTCCAAAAATTACATTAATGTTAAAGTAACCAATCCACATTGGTCTAAAAGTAGTATTTTGGGTTCACTTAACTATGCTATATCTCATCCAAAGCCTCCGGTTACATACCATTTAAAGGAATATGGTAACGTCCCTCCCTGGGTATTACTCAAACAAATATACATGAGTACGTTATTCAACTTAGTAAGAATTCTTAAACCTGAACTCAAAGAAGAAGTGATAATGATAGCTTATGGTGTACCAAGAGAAGTTGCTAAACAAGAGGAAATAAAACAGTTATTTATGCAATCCCTTATTCTTTTTCTTGATTATAGAAATATGGCTGCTCACGGAAATAGAATGTACTCTTTTAAAACAAAACATGACATATCACTTAATAAAACAAACATAAAAAAATTACAAAAATATAGAATCAACTTGCAAGAAATATCTGAATATAATGGATTAGGACGGCTTATTAGTCTTCTATATTTGTTTAATTACAAAATACCATATAGGAACCTATATGTTGTTTTTACAACCGAATTAGGACGACACTGTTCTAAATATCCTAATGATATCTCTCACCTAATTTCATCTTCCGGATATAATCCAGAAACATTTGAGCTAAAAAATGGAAATTATAAATATACAATTGCTGAAATGGTTGATGAAAATGGAATTATAATCAATCATCAAAAGTTTAATAGGATATTTAACAATAATGACGTCACTGAGGAAGTTGCTGCAACTATGGAACAAAATAATTCTTGCTTTATACTAAAATATAATTATAGAAAATGTCGTAGAAAACAATCAAGAAATAATTGGAAAAAACGAAAATAAAATGCCACAAATTTAAATATATTGGAATACTTAACAAGGACTTGGATTGAAATAACAACCAGAGGGGATGATTACAATTACTACTAACATAATCTATGCAGATATGCCAACTACCATTAAGGCATATACTATGCATTGTAATGATGATACTTATACTTATACTTATACTATCGTGCTTAACTCACGTCACTGTCTGGAACAACTGATGCAATCTTATCATCACGAAATGAAACACATTGAAAATGGGGACTATGATAAGCAGTGCAATGATGTTCAGATTGTGGAGATATTTGCACATAAAGAATTATAATAAAATAAAAGCTCCTGTGCTACCAACACAAGAGCTTTTACCACGATACTTACATAAGCTGTGCTTATATATATACCGCCCTGAACAAGCCATATTATATCATTCATAGCACCGCTTTTGCAAGTGGTGTTATTTTTGTACCCATTTTTGAGTTGCACCGGTGCAACTTGCATATATTTTACAGAAAGGATGATTAATATGGCTAAGGATATACTTAATATGAAATCTGCGTGTGCTTATATCCGTGTATCTACTGACAAGCAGGAAGAGCTTTCTCCGGATGCACAAAAACGTCTTCTGATAGACTTTGCTAAAAAGAATAATATGTCACTTCTGGCAAGTAATATCTATCTTGATAATGGTATTTCCGGCAAAAAAGCTGATAAAAGACCAGAATTTATGAAAATGATAGGAATGGCAAAAAGCAAAGAACACCCTTTTGATGTTATTCTTGTGTGGAAATTCAGCCGATTTGCACGTAACCAGGAAGAGTCTATCGTATATAAGTCTTTACTGAAAAAGAACCACGTTGAGGTTGTGAGCGTGTCAGAGCCTCTTGTAGATGGTCCTTTTGGAACTTTAATAGAACGTATAATAGAATGGATGGATGAATACTACTCTATCCGTCTATCTGGAGAAGTCCTTAGAGGTATGACAGAAAAAGCCCTAAGAGGTGGCTACCAGTCCTCTCTTCCACTTGGTTACCGGATGAATAAGGATACTGGCATACCTTACATATCTGACGATGAAGCTATTATTGTAAAAAGGATATATAAAGACTATATTGCAGGTCACAGTTACTTAGAGATTGCCAGGGAGCTTAATTCTCTTGGGTACCGGACTAAACGTGGTTCGACATATGAAGGACGTACTGTGGAATACATATTATCCAATCCATTCTACTACGGTGCTGTAAGATGGAACAGACAGAAACATGATGACCATACTATTAAATCTGTTAGCGACTGGATCATAGCAGAAGGCAAACATGAATCTCTGATTGATAAAGAGACTTGGGATGAAGTCCAGCATCTTATAGCACTGAGAAGCCGTCCTTACAAAGCAAGAGCTGCAGGGCATATGAAACACTGGCTGGGTGGAATTGTCAAATGTTCAGATTGTGGTGCATCGCTAATGGCTGGACTTAATGCTACACGTTACCAGTGTGGCAATTACAGCAAAGGAAAATGTTCACATAGTCACTATATTAAAACTGTCGCACTTGAACAGGCTGTATATGAAGCATTTGAACGTGCTTTAAATGGAAGTGTGGAATTGCATTACGAACTTAAAAAAGGCTCAAATGAGCCTGATACAGATGACAGAAGTGTTATCTTAAGTCAGTTATCTAAACTAGAGGATAAAGAAGCAAGAATTAAACAGGCATACCGGGATGGAATCGACACCTTAGAGGAATACAAAGAGAATAAGCAGCTTCTTAAGGATGAACGTGCTGCACTTGAAAAGCAGTTAGAAGCATTTAATAATACTTCCAGTACAGACTCCAATGCTGCTATGCTTAAGAGCATATCAACTGTATATGACATTATAAAAGACACCTCTAATAATACTCTTACAAGGGCTAATGCTATAAGAAGTGTTGTTGACCATATGGTATATGATAAAGAAAATGATAAATTGGAAGTGTACTTCTTCCTGCAAAAATAA